ATGAAAAATATAACAAAACAAAAGAAAAAAGGAATAAAAAATCCTGGTTATGATCCTGATTTTAAAGCTAAAGGTGGAAGAATAAAATAATGCCTAAGTATAACTCAACTTCAAAAAAACCAAGACCTCTAAGTTCACAATCTCCTTATCTATCGGTTCATAAGAAAGGTGGGAGAGTTGGTTTGAAAAAAGGTGGGGACACTAAAAAGAGAAAAAACGCATAATGGCTGAAGATCCATTACAAATATTATATAAAGTTAAAAGAAATACAGAGGCAAGACTACAACAATTGGCCCTAAGTGTTACATCCGGAAATGTTGACAATTTCGAACAATACAAGTATATTATAGGTCAAATTAATGCACTAGAATTAGTGCGACAGGAAATCTCTAACCTGCTAGATGCAAAGGAGCAAAAAAATGAGCAAAGAGGAACAGTTATCGACATCGGGCGACACACCAAAAATTAAACCAGCCCTACAAGAAAAATATCAAGAAGAAAAAAAAGAATTAAAGGAAAGACCTAAAAAAATTTCAGAGGAAATGGATAAACTTCCATTACCTGTTGGATGGAGAATTTTAGTACTGCCTTTTGAAGCGTCAAAAAAGAGTAAAGGAGGAATTATTTATTCTGATGACGCTGTAGAAAGAGCATCTATTTAGCAACCATCAAGAATCCAGAGGATATCTTGCATGAAATATAAACATAGGAAGGAACTATGCCAGAAGAAGAAAAAAAATCTAGTAAACAACTAGTTGATATAGATACATCAGGCCCAGAGGTAGATGTAACTGTACCAGAAGTAAAAGAAGAACCAGTAGTAATAGAAAAGGAGCCACATGAAGAAGTTACTCAAGACAGTCCTATCACCGATGACACACCTGAGAAATCAGATGAGCGCGTGGATGTTCGAGATAGCGAGGACGATCAAAAACAAAGTCCAGCGAAAGAGGACGAAAAGCTAGAAGAATACAGTAGAGGAGTTCAGAATCGTATCTCTAAACTGACACGCAAAATGCGTGAAGCAGAACGTAGAGAAGCAGCGGCTTTGGATTATGCACAAGCTGTAGAATCTAATAGAAAAGAAATGGAATCTCATTTTGTAAAAAGAGATTCTGTATATAATAAAAAACTTGAAGAAAATGTAAAAACAGGAATGGAAGCAGCAGAAAAAGAATTAGCTGGTGCCATTGAATCTGGAAATGCACAGGCTCAAGTTGAAGCAAATAAAAGAATTGCTTCTCTTGCTTTTGAAAATGCTAAAATTCAACAAGCAAAAGAATATCAGGAAGAAGTCGCGAAACAACCAAGACCACAACGTCGACTTTCTGATGAACAATACCTACCAAGAAGAACTCCTACGGAGTTACCTGATCCTGATCCTAAAGCTGAAGATTGGGCGTCTCAAAACAGATGGTTCGGTTCAGACCGAGCTATGACGTTTACCGCGTTCGAGATTCATAAGGATTTAGTAAACAAGGAAGGTTTTGATCCTAAATCAAATGAATATTATAAGGAAGTTGATCGAAGGATAAAGCTTGACTTTCCGCATAAATTTGATAAAGGTGGTAGTGTAAATACGTCCGAACCCGTTCAGACGGTTGCTTCTGCGAAAAGAAGCGTTAAACCAGGACGCCAAACTGTGAGACTCACTTCCTCACAGGTAGCAATTGCTAAAAAATTAGGAGTGCCACTTGAAGAGTATGCGAAACAATTAAAAATCACGAAGGAGGCATAAGCATATGAGTACAAATGATAAAAAAACTTCCCGTGCGAACCAAACACGGTCTAAATCTGAAAGACCAAAAGTATGGGTTCCACCATCATCTCTAGATGCACCACCAGCGCCTAAAGGCTTTAGGCACAGATGGATAAGAGCTGAAAGTGTTGGTTTTGACGACACTAAAAACATCTCAGGTAAATTAAGATCTGGATGGGAATTAGTGAGATCTGACGAATATGAAGGTTCGGACTATCCTGTTGTTAAAGACGGAAAATACGCTGGGGTAATTGGAGTTGGTGGCCTATTGCTGGCTAGGATACCTGAAGAACTCGCGAAGCAACGTACTGAATATTTTCGTAAACAAACGGAAGCTCGGGACGAAGCAGTTGACAACGACTTAATGAGGGAACAGCACCCAAGTATGCCGATCAATATTGATCGACAGACACGTGTAACCTTCGGTGGTACAAAGAAAAGTTAATTTTTTAACAATTCTCAAACCAACGAATTAAACTAACCCGTTTACAATTTAACGATTGTAAACATAACGGAGTAATACTATGGCAAATAGAAATAGTGCCGGCTTTGGATTTATTCCTGTAGGAACGTTGGGTAACACCCCAGCTACTCAGGGATTGTCTAAATATTGGATTGAGGCTGCATCTACTGTTGATTTATATCACGGTGGCGCAGTTGAAATTACAGACGGCTATGTAACATCTGCTGAATTAACCCCTGCTACAAGACCTGTAATAGGTGTGTTAAATGGTATCTTTTATAACGCGACGAGTACTAAAAAACCGACGTGGGCTAACTGGTACGAGCAGCCAATTACTCCAGCTAACAGTGAAAATATTCAAGCTTTTGTAAATGACTATCCTTTCCAGGAATATGTTGTTTCTACAGATGCTGCTGTAACGCGAGCCGGCTTCATGGAAACCTATAGTTGTTTTAACAACACAGGTGGAACTGATGCAACTGGCGTATCCAGCACTACTTTGGATATTGGTTCGACTAGTGGGACTGCAAACCAATGGAGATTGATCAGAGAAGCAGAAGATCCTGAAAATCAGGATATTACTGCTGCTTATTGTTCAGTCATCGTGGTGCAAAGCACTAATCAAATCGTCACTCAAACAACATAGGAGCAAATAGACATGGCAATATCAAGAGCACAGCTAGTTAAAGAGCTAGAACCAGGCCTAAATGCACTATTTGGGCTGGAATACAAACGGTATGACAATGAGTCATCCGAAATATACGCAACCGAGTCTAGTGACAGAGCTTTCGAAGAGGAAGTAATGTTATCAGGATTCGCTAACGCTGACGTAAAAGCTGAAGGTGCTGGGGTTTCATTTGATGAAGCTCAAGAGACTTTCACTGCACGTTACACTCACGAGACAGTAGCTTTAGCATTTGCTATAACTGAAGAAGCTATGGAGGACAACCTCTATGACAGAATTTCTTCTCGTTATACAAAAGCTTTGGCAAGATCTATGGCTAACGCTAAACAAGTTAAAGGGGCAGCACCATTAAATAATGGCCTACCCGGAGTAGCTACCTTCACAACAGGTGATGGAGTTTCATTAATAAATGCTTCTCACCCAACTATTGCAGGTACGTTTAGTAATACGCTATCAACAGCAGCAGATCTAAACGAAACATCATTAGAGCAAGCAATGATTGACATTGCAGCTTTCACTGATGAACGTGGATTAAGAATAGCAGCACAAGCAAGGAAAATGATTATTCCTTCTGCTCTTCAATTTACTGCTGAGAGAGTTCTTAAGTCTCCAGGTAGAGTAGGAACAGCGGACAATGATATCAATGCACTTAAAAACTTGGGGATGATTCCTCAAGGTTATAGAGTCAATCACTTTGTAACTGACACTGATGCATGGTACATTATCACTGATGTTCCAAACGGCATGAAGTATTTCGATAGAGCACCATTGAAAACAGCAATGGAAGGCGATTTCGATACTGGCAATGTTAGATATAAAGCTAGAGAAAGATACAGTTTCGGCTGTTCTGACCCTAGAGGTATCTATGCATCACCAGGTGCGTAATTAAAACTAATTATGTGGCGGCGCCTTAATGTCGCCACATTCTACTGATATAATGAAAATTCTATGAAAAAATTCCTAGTAAAAATATGGGCTTATAAGCATCATGCTTCTTTTGAAGTAGAAGCTGAGGATAATGCTGTTTCTATTGAACAATCTATCCTTGACAAACTAGGAAAAAAAAGTGTAAAATGGGAATATATGGGTGATATGTATGATACCCGTAAAAAAAGAATAACCTATGAGGAGGTTATAAATGACACAAGACCTATACACCACAAAGAGGTCCTTGGAGTTAGAGTGGCAACAAGAGTACCTGAAGGGGGGCAAATATAGTATTAATATGTCTTCTATTGATAAAAAAATTCAGGAAATTATTAAGGAAATTATTGCCACAGAGTTTGAAGAATCTACTCGTCTTACTAAAATAGATGAGGCCAAGGCCGAAGTTTCGATAGCCACTTAAGCGCTATCAAAAATCAGTTTTTTTCCCAGGGATACCTTGCACTCTTTTTAAAAATAGTGTATAAATAGCTTACTAAGATTAATTAAAACATAAATTGGTCATTTTTTACTTAGGGAAAATGACTGGCGCTAGGAGGCGCTGATTATATGACAACACACTTTACATCGGGCGTTACAAATGTAACGGCTACTGGTTCTGGTGGTAAATTAAAACTACCTGATCCAATTAAGTTTCATACTCAAACTCTTGATTTTGATAAATATACTGCTGGAGATTGGGTCATTACTACAACTGAAGCTGGTACAGGATCTGCTACTGAAGCACTAACAAGTGCGGATGGAGGAGTTCTTCTTTTAACCAACGCAGCTGGAGATGATGACTTTGATTCTTTACAGTGGGCAGGTGGATCAGGATCCGTGTACGAATCGTATCTATTCGATGCATCTAAAGATTTTTTCTTTAAATGCAGAATTAAAACGAGCGATGCTACACAAACAGACGTGATAGTAGGACTTCATATTACGGATACAACTCCCGTTGCTGCGATTACAGATGGTATTTATTTTCTGAAATCAGACGGATCAACTACTGTAAGTTTAGTGGTAAACAAGGATAGTAGTGCAACAACTACTTCAGCAGGTACAATGGCTGATGACACTTGGACTACTCTTGGATATTACTATTCTTCAAAGGATCGTAAATTCTATATCTATAAAGATAACGTTCTAGCGGGCACTAGTGTTAATACAAATGCACCTGATGATGAAGAAATTGCTTTATCATTCACTATACAAAACGGTGAAGCTGTCGCAAAAACTATGTCTGTTGACTATTTAGTTGCAGGCAAAGAGAGAACAGCAGTTACTGAACTGTAATAAATAAATTTTGTGAGCTCCTTCGGGAGCTCACAATTAGGAGAAAATTATGGGTACATATTTAAATGACGTAAAAGCATCTGTAGAATTAACATCTTCAGGAAGACTGCAAGGGCTTATAGCGGGTTCAGCTGCTAATTTAGGACCTTGTAGAATTATAAGTATCAATGCACACTTAACAGGAGCAGATGGTGAAATAACTATTCAAGATGCTGCTACTGCATCTGGTGATATTAAAATTCATCTTAAAGGTGGAAGTGCAAGTAATGAAACTTTCAATTTTAATTTTGGTGGTAATGGAGTTAAATTTGATACGGCACCTTACGTAACATTATCAGCTATAGATTCATTTACAGCCTATTACGGATAGGAGACTAAATGGCAAATACTACTTCCGGTACAGTTGTTTTTGATAAAAATTTTGCTGTCGATGATGTTATCGAAGAAGCTTATGAAAGAATAGGTTTACAAGGAACATCAGGATATCAATTAAAAACAGCACGAAGATCTTTAAATATTCTTTTTCAAGAATGGGGAAATAGAGGAATTCATTTTTGGGAAGTAGGAGATACCAATATAGATCTTGTTGAAGGTCAAGGTACTTATACTTTTTATAGAGCAAGTTCAGATGGCTCTAGTGATACTACTGCAGGAGGAACTAGCACAACTTCTACTTATGGTTTATCCGATATATTAGAATGTACTTATAGAACTAATTACGCTACGACTACTGAATCTGATTCATCAATGACAAAAGTTAGTAGATCTACTTATTCAGCTTTAGCTAATAAATTATCAAAAGGAACTCCTAATCAATTTTGGGTTCAAAGACTAATTGATAAAACAACCATTACTTTTTATCCAACACCTGATTCTACGGCAGCAGGTAATTATGCTCATATGTATTTTGTAAAAAGAATTCAAGATGCTGATTCTACTTATACCGATGCAACAGATCTTCCTTATCGTTTTGTTCCATCCATGTCTGCAGGATTAGCTTTTTATTTAAGTCAAAAATATAATCCACAACTTTCTCAACAAATGAAACTTTATTATGAAGATGAATTAGCAAGAGCTTTAGCAGAGGATGGATCTGCTGCGAGCAGCTATATAACTCCTAAAACTTATTTTCCGAGTATCTAATGGCTAGATTTGCATCAGGTAAATACGCATT